CGTCAGTATACCTTCGACAGGTCTCTACGGAACGTCATGGAACACTTGGATGGAGATATTGGTTGGGTTGTAAGAGACTGGAGGACGATATCTTCCCTCCAGGCGGTTCCTATCGATGAACCTGCAAAGACCCGGATCGTCACTTTGGGTGAAGCCTCCCTTTATTCCGCCATTCAGCCCCTTCAGGGTTGGATGGTGGACTGTTGGAAGAAATCCCAATTTGGGACAATGTCCGCTGATTCAGATGATTTGACAGATCGAATCCAAAATCAAATAAACAAGGTCGACTCCGCGTTTGGCGGGCTTTGTGGTCGCATTGTCACCGTTTCCGGTGATTATAGTGCTGCCACAGACCTCGTGAAGCAAGATGCGACGAAAGTCGTTCTGTCAGTCATTCAGTTGGTACCAGGGATGAGCACGCTTCTGTCTCGTCTCGCATTCATCTCGTTCGATGATGGTCTTATATTCTATCCGGACCTGGTACCCGAGTCTTTTCTCAAAGAGAGAGGCAATAGGAAGATTACAATTCCTGACATCCTCAGTGACCACTTTATTCTTGAACGTGGTCTGACTGAGGGTTGGATTGGCATCAGACGTGATGGCCAACCGATGGGTCACCCCCTCTCCTTCCCGATACTCTGCGTGACGAATCTCTCTGTTCTCTCGCTGGCTGTATCACGTTTCATTCGTGATCACCCCGAATTCTCCGATGCGGCTAGATTTATTCTTTCGACCTGCATCATCAATGGAGACGACATCCTTTTTAGGTGTCCAGAGAGTTTCGTTCCTTATTTTCGTGAGACATCTCTTGATGCTGGTTTTCAGGTTTCCGTTGGGAAGAACTATATTTCCCAGGTTGGCTGCCTTATCAATTCGCAGCTTTACCACTTCGACCGTCGTTTCTCTCCTGCGAGAGTCAGACGTTGTGGTTACCTTAACCAGAATCTCTTCGAGGGGTCGCTGAAAGCTTCCAGCGACTTTACGCCCGATGGCATTGCTCAGGCGATCAATAAGACCCTCAGGTCCTATCCAAAAGCCCGGTGCGCCCTCCCTCGGATGTTATCACGTATTTCTGATCTTGTTCCGTTCTCATCTCACTTCACACCTAACTGGTTCGTCCCCACCTTCCTAGGTGGACTTGGGATCGATCCCGAGTTCGGTAGGACCGTTTACGGCCCTTACCCAGGCTCCAGCCCTCGCATACCTCTTACTATTGAGCAGAGGCAGGTGGCGGCCCAGTTCTGGCGGGATCCCATGCTGCAGATCTGGTCTAAGACCACAGACTGCTCGGAGATGACCCGTCTCTTACGCTTCTGTAGTGAGAACGAAATGGAATATGATCCTGAAGAGGATGAAGAGTTTCAAGCCCGATACCAGATATGGGAACTTCGAAAAGAGGTGGTGAAATTGATCAAACCCCTCCTCCCTGTTCCGGTACCTCTGCCCGGTGATCTTTATCATGTGTGCTCGCGTTACGAGTCCTTTTCGGGGGACTCGCCTTGGCTTCGCCCGGCTCTTGTCTACCTTCGGTGGGCGGGAGTTGACTGTGCGAAACATGATGGACCATGTCCTACGTCGTATGGTTTGCGTAACCTTCGACGT